CAGCTTCGACGGCGACGAGATCCCGAGCAGGTCCGCGATCGGGCCAGGCAGCACGTCCGCCGCCCAGCCGACCACCTTGTCCTTCAGCCAGCTACCCGTGCCCTTGATGCCGTCCCAAATGCCACCGACGATGTCCCCCCCGATGGCGACCAGTTTGGGGACCATCTCTAGCACCGCCCCAACCACACCAGGGATGACCTCGGTGACGATAGTCGTCAGCAGTTCCGGTAGCGCGTCAAGCAGACCGTCAACCAGCGCCATGAAAACGTCGAAGGAGGCGACCAGCAGCTCGGGGATCATCCCGATGAGTGTCTCGATCACCTGCGGCAGCACGTCGACCAGCAAGGTGTCGAGCAGGTCCGGCAGCACGTCAAGCAGTCCGGTAACCAGCGCGAAGAATGCTTCGATAGCTGCTTCCAGCAGCTCGGGGATCATGCCCAAGATGGTTTCGAGCACCTGCGGGAGGACGTCGACCAGCAGGGTTTGGAGCAGCTCCGGGAGCACTTCGATGACCGCATCGACGAGCATCAGGAACAGCTCGACGGCCGTGTTCAGCAGCTCGGGGATCATGCCGAGGAGTGCGTCCAACACCTCGGGGAGCACGTCGCCGAGGAGGGTCGAGATCAGGTCCGGGAGCACCTCCACGACAGCGTCGACCAGCATCATGAACAGCTCGACAGCAGTCTCTAGCAGTTGCGGGATCATCCCTAGGACGGTTTCAAGGACGGTCGGGAGCACGTCGTCGAGCAAGGTCGAGATCAGGTTGGGAAGAACCTGCACGACAGCGTCGACCAGAGAGGTGAACAGCGTCACCGCAGCGTCGAGCAGCGTCGGAACGCTGGTGACGATGAACTCTAGCAGCCGCGGGATCATCGTCTCGGTGAACCACGCCAGCAGTTGCGGCAGGAATGTCACGGCCGCTTCCAGCAGAGCAGGGAACAGGGTCATGGCGGCCTCGAACAGCCGCTCACGAGACTCCATGATGAACGTGAAAATCTGTGTGAACCCGTCGCCCGCAAGCCACTCGACCAGCGACGCGATAGCAGACCGTGCAGCGTCGAGGATGCCGGCAAACAGTCCGCCGCCCTCACCGCCAAACAGATCGGCGAACACGGCCTTGAGCCCGTCAGCCCCGCCGCCCGCCTCGCCAAACACGACCTTGAGTTCCCTCAGTCTGCCGATGCCGTCCTGGATGGCCGGAAACACCTTGTCAGACATGAGCACCATCAGCGGAGTCAACGCCTCGCGGGCGAACCCGAGCGCCGACTGCTTGATGTCGTCAAACTGGTCGGTGAACTTCTCGGCAGCCTCGGCAGCGGGGCCGCCCATGACGATGCCGAGTTCCTGCGCCTTCTCCCGTGCCGCATCTATCCCGCCGATGCCGTCAGACAGTGCAGCCGCCAGCTCCGGGCCTGCACGCTGCCCGAAAAGGTCGCCTGCAAGCGACGCACGTTCCGCGTCAGACTCGATGGCGGCCAACTTGGGGAGCACCTCGTCGATGGCCCCGCCCGCATCACGCACACCGCCGTCGGCGTCCGTGAGCGACACACCCAACGCCGCGAACGCATCGTCGGCCGTACCCACGCCGGTCGCGGACTCGCCGAGCCGCTTGTTGAACTTGAGCAGGGCCGTATCCATCGTGGCCGCTTCGACACCGCCCTGCCCGAACGCGAACCGCAACTCCTGGAACGGCTCGACCGCCAGCCCAGCCTTACCGGCAGACTTGGCAACCTCGTCGCCGAACTCGGCCACCTTGAACGCACCCGTGACCGCAGCAGCACCGGCCACCGCGAACGCCGCAGCCCCGGCCTTGGCCAACTTCCCGAGCTTGCCGCCGATGCCGCCGACAGCCTTCGAGAACGGCTTGGTATCGCCAAGAACGCGGACTGTGAGGGTCCCCTTAGCCATACCTCACCGCCCCTCGGATTGTCCCTGCTTGGAGTACTCGTGCATCCACGACTGGTAGACGTGGATCTCCGCGAACGTGAGCCGCTCTACGTCCCACGGGTGAAGTCCGAACAGGTGAGAGAAGGCGGGCAACTGCTCACGCAGCGCCCGCCTCAGATTTCCGGGTCATCTTCCTCCGGACCGGTTTCCTCCGCCTCGTCGCTCCCCCCAACATCGAAGTTGACGTAGGTCAGCTCCTTCGCCACGTCGTCGAACTTGAGCTTCGGATTGGTCTTGCGACGGTGCAGCCACAGAAGCGCAGCGATCGTGTCGAGGTCCGGGGTGTCGGTGAACGCCGCCGCCATACCCGACCCCATCTCCCGGCGGAACTCCCGCGCCTCGAGGGCGTTGAAGTCCTCGAAACGGATCAGATAGTTGGTCTTGTTGACCGAGATTTCGAGTGCCGGTCCATCTGCCATCAGTGTGTCCTTCAGTCTGCGAACGCCCCGGACATGGCCTGGTCGATCGCTTCGAGGTATGCCTTGTCGATCTCACGCCGGTTTTTGTCCACCGTCCCTATGATGTGCGGGCGTGGTGGAGCTGGCGACCGAATAGGTCGGCCGAGACGCTTGCCCCACTGCATCTGCGGTGCCCCCCTTGCACGGTGAGCCCCACCGATACGGAGCAGCACCTCCCGTTTGGATGCGGAAGGGCGGATCGTTGACCCGCCGCCGACCCCGACCGCAGCCGGGTCGGGGCGAGGGAACAGCCGGGAGATGACCAGCGCACCGATGGCCTTGTTGGCCAGCCCCATCCGCTTAGGCAGGTCCCGGTCCGTAGACCGGCGGATCGCCTTGTTGAGTTCCCGGAGCCCATCGACCTCTATCGCTTGGGGCTTCGCCATCAGACCGCCGTAGTCTCGCTGTTTGTGAGCACGGCGGTCAGCGCGTCAGCGTCAGACGTGACCGACTCGGCAACGAACTCCATCGGCTGCTTCAGGATCTCCGGACCACCCGTAGTCGGCGACCCGCCCGACAAGAAACCCTTGGCGGTGACAGCGAACGAGTCCGTCCCGTTGTCCAACGTGAGCACGAGCGTCAGGTTGTCGTCATCGAGGAAGTTGTTGTAGACAGTCAGGTCCTCGAAATCCATTTCGACCGAAATGGTCAGCTCACGCATCCCGTTTTCGAGCTGTTCAGTGATCAGGTTCGAACCGACCTTGTGCCGGTCCGTCCGGAGCGTGTTCGTGCCAGCAAGCGACCACGAGTCCACAGCGACAGCCACTCCACCCTTGGTGATCGACCCGTCCACAAACGAGTACGGCGCCCACCCGGCGGTGTAGGACGCTGCCGCCAGGGAAGTCACTCCGTCCTCGTCCTGCGCCGACAGTTCAACCTCAAGCTGCGCCAACTCACCGGCCGTACATGACAGGGTCCACGACGGGATCTTCACCCCGGAAAACGTGCGTGCATGGACTGCGCCGCCCGTGCCTGCACGGCCAACCTGCACGGTCAGACTGTCGTCGTTCAACGACCCTGGCGTGTACGTGTGCACGTAGGGTCCCGTGCCGGTCGTCTCGACAGCCCCGAACAGGTGCTTGCAGAGTACGGCGACGTCGGCGTTGCCGAACTCCATCGCCACCGTCCCGCCGATGGTCTTCCCGCCCCGCTTGTGTGTGTGGACCATCCGCCGTCCAGCACGGATCCCATTCGACACAAGCCGGGCACCGCCATCGTTGGAGATCTCCTCACTGAGGAACGGAGCAAAAATCGTGGGGGTTGCGATAGTCCCGTATGTCGACTCCGTAGCCCAGCCGACTTGTCCTTTGTAACCAGCCATCAGTTATCACCTTCCTCGTTCTTGGTCTTCGTGGTCTTGGATGGGGGCTTGACCGGTTCCCAGTTGACTGGCTGCTCACACAGCGAACGGCCCAGCCCGTCGGACACCTCGACCTCACCGTCGTGCTCGACGGTCTGTCCTGTGGATGCGATCGTCCGGGACAGGCCGGACACGTTCTTGACCTTCATGGGGTCCTCCTCATGTGAGGCGTGCAGATACGTCGATGTCTACGGCGAGTTCGCACGCCCAACCGGTCCCGAACGGGAACAGGGTCGACGCGACCGACGAGATCAGCGTGTGGTGGATGACGGTGGGGGCGAGGGCGAGCCGGGGGTCGTCGGCGTGGACGTCTTCGATGGCGGCGAGGAGCACGAATGCTGCCGTCTCGCACTCCTCGCCGGCGTCGACGGTCAAGTCGGGACGGAACTCCCACACGGTCACCCGAACTGTGTAGTCCTCCTGGCGTTGTTTCCGGTCGGCCTTCACCGTCGGGATCTGCGACGTCTGATCGAGCCGAATGTCGGCAGTCTCAGGGTGCGGTCCGAGGAACACACACTCGTTCGCCGTTGACTTGCCCGGCCACGTATAGGTGACCGGCACCGTCAGCGCAGCGGCGTATTTGGTGACCAACTGCTTTTTGACGGTGACGATGGTTGAGGTGGTACTCACGCGATCCCCGGCGGTTTCATCTCGTCACCCAGATGTTCGGCGATGACATAGTCGAACACTTTGAAGAACCGGGACGACTGGCCGCCACCCTCCACGAACGGGTCGGACCCTCGCGCCCAGGCGGAAGCCTCGCGGTCCCACAGGCGCCGCATACATTCGATGGCGACCTCCTTGTACCGTTCGGCCACAGCCGCCGTGTCAGCCGCACGCCCGGCCACGTAGACCAGCTCTAGGGAACTGTGGCCCGCAAGCCACGCGACGTTCGTGCCACCGGAACGGGCATGGATGCGGGCGTCGTGCGGGTAGCTGCCCGACTGTTGGATCAGGAACCCGTCAGCGTTACCGGCCTCACCCCACGTGTCTTCGGTGTAGGTGGTGATCGTGGCGCCGTCGGCGTGCTTCAGGGTGGTCACCGCAGACAGCGGGGTCTGACGGGGCACGATGTCGTAGGCCCCGCCGTGGTGGTATTCGGTGACAGTCCTGTTGACGACCGGGCCGACCAGCTCGTCGATACGTCCGGAGACGGCTGTGACCATCCGGGCCACATCGTCCTCATGGCCAGTATCAACGCCGAGGGCCGCCCTGATGCCTTCGGCCACCGTGAGGATGTCAAGTGTCGCCACAGGTCACCCCTTCCTGCAATATCGGCACCGCCACGGAACCCACGGCACGCACGTACGAAGACTGACGCCGGACGGCATTCGGTGGCCGCCGAACAGCTTCCAGATCGACAGTCTCATCCGCTACGCTTACGAGTCGTCTTCTTCTTCACGGTGCGCTTCTCCGGCTTCGGCTTCTCCGCGACCGGGACGGCGTAGCCGTTGGCACACAAGTCGGCGCCTTCGTTGTCTGACACGACGATCTCGTCGCCGGCGGCAGGCCACTTGTCGCCCGTGGACCGCAGACCGGAGATCTGCTGGTTCATGCGAACCTTCACGATGTGCTCCTTGTCCGAACCGTGCGGGGAGGGCCGAAGCCCTCCCCGCCGAACGGCTTACTAGCTGGCTGCGCCAACGAAGTGCTTGACGGCCCCGCTGGTGTCGATCAAGTCACCATCCGTTCTCAAAAGGAAGCGCCAGGTCACGAGATCGTTCTGGAACGCGAAGTCCACGCTCCGTTCAACCCGTACGCCACGCACGTCACGGATGAAGTACCGCGACAGGTCACCGAACACGACCGACTTGGCATCGAGCGCCGGGTCGGCAACATTCGGGTCGACCACAACCGGACGGCCGAACAGCGTCGACTGCTCACCGGCGATAAGCCCCGGCGCGTACAGGTACTGGTCGGTGGTGTCCTTGAGCTTGCGGGTAGCTGCCATCGAAGCGTCCGACAGCATCCACGTACCGTTACGCCGATAGGAGGCAATAACACTGAAGTACAGGTCGATGAGCTCGTCGGCAGTGAACGCACCAACCACACCGGTGCCACCCACGACACCCTCAGTAGAAGCGGTCACGATCCCGTTCGGCTGGCCGGTACCGGTGCCGGTCACGAAGTGCGCGCCAGAACCGTTCCCGAGTGCTTCGCCACCAGCGCGAGCCAGGTAGCCGGCAAGATCCACGCCGGTGTCCTGCTCAAGCTCGGAGCTGATCTGAGTGCTGAACCCGTACTTGTACGAACCCAGGGTGACCTGGCCGAACGCTGCGTCCGACTCGGTGACCGTGGCCGCCTCTGCGATGATCGCAGCGGTCGGGTGCGTGGTCGTCTTCGGGACCTGCAGGTCCTCGCCACCTTCAGTGGTGAGCACGGTGACGTTGGTCTGCCGGATCGCGGACGAGTCGATCAGGTGCTCGATGAGCTGCCCGTAGAACGCGGTCGGAACAGTGTTGCCACCGCCAGTCGCGCTACCCACGGTCAGATCACGGAACTCGGCGGAACGGCGCTCACCGTTCGCCATCGACCGGAGGACGTCACCGTCGGACGGGACAGCCTTCTCGGGCTCGGTGGTACCAGCACCGAACTTTTCGCGGGCCTCGTCAGCCTCACGGTTGCGCTGTTCGAGCGAAGACAGGTCCGCGATGCGGGCGTCGTACTCGGACAGCTCGGTGTTCAGCTTCGACCACGTCTCGTCGGCTTCGCCGGAGAACTCGCGGCCCTCAGCCTCGACCGTGTCGAGGTGTGCCTTCGCCTGTTCCCAGACGGTGGCACGCTTGTCGATAAGGGTTTGTAGAACGCTCATTGAACCCCTCCTTGGGGTTGTAGGTACGTAAGGGATGCCGTGCGTGGCACGCTGCGGCGGTTACCTCAGAAGTGAGAGGCGGGCGCGGGCGAGAAGAAGCGGAGAGTGCATGGCGTGCTGCTCTTCCTCTTCCTCCTGGTCGCCTGCGATGATCCGCGACAGGGAGCCATCTGCGGCAGCCTGACGCACCTGCGCGAGATCCAACGAACGGACCTCGGCAAGAGACTGGAAAGCCCGGTCTGCGACGCCAGAATCGGCGTCGTCA